TTCTTCTTCGTAAATTTCATCTGATGTATACGGGCCAAAAGCCTCTTGCATCGTCCTCGGGTATCGCTCGTTTATCATGGTGTCCCCCAAATAATTTCGTAGTTGTAGGATTTCACTTCCTTCTTGGCCGCCCACCGACCAGCCATGACTGCCGTCTCATGCGGAAACGCAGGCCAAGACCAGACCCTGCCGTCCCACCACCTATACGAATTCATCCACGGGCGTGACAACGCATCACGGGCAAACCGCGCGGCGTACCAGCCTGGTTCTGGCGGGGTTTTGTTGTTCCACTTCATATCGACCTCGCCGTCGCCAACAGTTCAATCCGCTCGCGCGACACCCTCATCGCGTTGTACCTCTGGTGCAGGCGCTGCAAGACCATCGCCCTGCGGCGGTTCGCTTTTTCGTGTTCGAGCAAGGTCAATACTTTCGCTTCGTCGAAAGTGTTTAGGTGCTGGTTCAACACCCGCCAGTTTTCTAGTGATTCCATCAATTCTTCCCTGTACTTTGTTGTAGCTGCGGATTGCAGCGTTCATCTGCCGTTGCCGGATCTTCAGTTCCGCTTTCGCGGCAAATAGCTTGTGCTTCACTTCAACGCCTCCATCGCAATACTGCTAACCGACTGTTTATCCGCTAACGCCCGCGCGATCTTCTCGTCCACGGTGTCTTTGGTTATCATGCAATAACACCAAACATCGTGGCGCTGCCCACTGCGGTGAAGGCGCCCTATCGTCTGCTCATATAGCTCCAGCGACCACGGCAGCGAAAAGAACACGATCTTGCTGCCACCATGCTGAAGGTTCAGCCCATGCCCTGCGGACTTGGGGTGAACCAAGAGCAGTTCGACCTTGCCTTCGTTCCAGTCATCAATCGAGCCTTCAATGGTTCTGGCCTTCGGGTAGCGGCGCTGAAGTTCTTCCAGTTCCGCTTGGAAATTGTAAACAACTATTGTATTGGCGTGTTGGTTTTCTTGCAAAAGATTGTCGAGCGCGTCGAACTTGTGCGGCGATGTGTGTACAGTCGTCCCGCTTTCGGTGTAGACGAACCCCGACGCCAGTTGCTGTAACTTGGCCGTCACCACGGCAGCGTTGGCAGCGATAGCGCGTTCGTCGCCGTAACGCAGCACCATCGCCTGCTTCATCTCCTTGTAGTCCACCATGTCCATGTCGCACTCGACATCGACCGTGTGCAGCGGCGGCAGCTTGTCGGCGTACTCGCCAGGCTCCAGCACGAACGTGGCGGGCTTGATGCGCTCCATGACCGCCTCCAGCGAGCCCTTGCGTGGCTCCCACTCGCCGTACTCTTTGTTGATGAGGATAAAGTATTGCTGCTGGAACGCGCCCTTGCTGCGCCCGAGCAGTTTCTGGTCGATGATCTTGCACTGGCCGAACACGTCCTCCAGACCGTTCGAAGTAAACGATCCGGTCAGACCCCAACGGATCTGGATCGGGTCGATCACCTTCAGCAGCGCCTTGAACCGAGCGCCGGATGGGTTCTTCAGCCGTGTGAGTTCGTCAAACACGATCCCGTCGAACGGGCGCATATTTTTTGACAGCCATTGCAAGTTGTCGTAGTTGGTGACCGTGATGTCGGCGTCTTGCATCAGCGCCTTCACGCGCTGCGCTGGCGTGCCGACGCACACGGCCACCGACAGCCCGGGTGCCCACTTCTTAGTCTCGGTCGGCCAGACCGACACAGCCACGCGCTTAGGCGCGACGACGAGGAACTTACCCAACCCTTGCATCGCCGTCAGCGTGATGCAGGTCTTGCCTGCACCGACTGGCGCGAGGATCATCGCGCGGTCACGCCCGTACAAGAAGTCAGCCGCTGTCTCTTGGTATGGTCTTAGGTTCATGATAGAAAAAGGTCAACTTGTTGTTTACTCCAGACGACCATGTACTTCTGGTTCATCCGGCACATATCTTCAGCAAAGACGTTCTGCAACGCGGACATCCGACCGCCTTCGGTCTTGACCTCGATAAACCACGTCTCCCCCGATGGGAGGCACACGATCCGGTCGGCCACGCCCGCCCTGCCGGGGCTGACGAACTTGTACGCGCGGCCACCGATAGCCTCGACGCGCTTGGTCAAATACCGTTCAACGTCACGTTCAAGCATAAAGCCTCAAAAAGTTGTTGACAAGTCATTTGGTGATGTTAGCATGGCTGCTCCCCTTCACTAAACGAAAGTCAACATGAAACTCACACTAAACGCCGTTGAGATCAACGAGATTTTGCTCACTTGGGCGCAGAAGCACTTCCCCGAGGGAGACTTCAACACCGTACAGATGGAGACGTACTCCTACTCGCCCAACGTCCACTTCACCAGCGAGGAAAAGACTGATGAAGCACTCTAATATCGTGGGCGGCTCGACCGCCGAGCGCGTCATCAACTGCCCCGGTTCGGTGGCGTTGGTGGCGAAGATGCCGCCTAAGCCGTCCAGCACCTTTGCTGACGAAGGCACCCTGCTGCACGACTGCATCGCTGACTTGCTTGATCTTAAGGTGACCAGCGCCAAGGACTTGATCGGGCGTCAGTACAACGAGCAGATCCTGACCGAGGAACTGGTCGAGGACAAGTTGCTGCCCGCCATGCGTCTGCTGAACAGCATCGACCCAGACAACCAGATGGACTACGAAGTCGAGCAGCGCGTCGGCTTCGGTGACTTCCTCCCCGGCGTGTTCGGCAGCGCCGACTTGCTGGGCCGGATCGGTGACACGGCGGTGGTGCTGGACTGGAAGTTCGGATCTGGCGTTCCCGTCGAGGCCGAGGAGAACGCACAAGGTCTGTTCTACGCTTGCGCTGCGCGGCGTACACCTGACACCAAGTGGATATTCAAGGACGCCACCAAGGTCAAGATCGTCATCGTGCAGCCGCCCAGCATCAAGGTGTGGGAGACAACGCCCGAACGCCTTGATCTGTTCGAGGTGCAACTGGCGTCTGCCGTCTTGGAGGCCAAGCAAGACGACGCCATGCTGTCGGCTGGCAAGTGGTGCAAGTGGTGCGCGGCCAAGCCCATGTGTCCAGTAATGACCGGTGAGGTCGAGCGGGTCAAGACAGCACAGATTGCTGCTTTACCTGCCGATCTGATTGGCGGATACTTAAAGACCGCTGACCAACTGGAGGCATGGATTGCTGAACTTCGTGCGTTGGCGTTCACGATGCTGGAGTCCGGTGCAACGGTTCCAGGCTACAAACTGGTCGCCAAGCGCGCGACACGATCATGGGCGAACGAGGAGACAGCGAAGGCGCTGCTGCTCGAACACCTTCCAGAATCTGAACTGATGGAGACAAAGATGTCCTCACCTGCTGTCGTCGAGAAGAAGCTCAAAAAGCTGAAGCTCGCGCTGCCGGAAGGCTCGGCGGTTGCTATCAGTTCGGGTACCACGCTTGCAGATGTGGATGATCCACGCCCGCAAGTTTTGCAACTCGGGTCGCAATTGAAGTCGGCCCTCTCTAAACTCCAAGGATAAACAAATGTTTCCAGTAGTCCAAAACAGTTCTATCGGTGCCGTCGCCGTCGCTTTGCGCCAAATCGCTCCCGCTGCCGCTGGCGGCACGGCCATCATCAAGATGGACAAGACCGGCCATTGGGTCTTCGGCGCTGACCAGACCGAGGTCGATGCCGACTCGCTGTGGGCCGTCAACCCGTTCTCTTTCGTCCACGGCTACATCGCGTGGGGTGAAGGTGAAGTGTTGGGCGAGAAGATGACCTCAATCACCTCGCCGCTGCCAGAACTCGAAAGCGCGCCCCCCGGTGCCAAGCGCGGCTGGGAAGAGCAGGTCGGCCTCTCGATGAAGTGCATCAAGGGTGAAGACGAAGGTCTTGAGGTGCGTTACACGGTGACCAGCGTCGGCGGCAAGCGCGCCGTGCAGGCGATGGGCATCAAGATCGCCGAGCGCGTGGACGGCAGCCCTGAGTCGCCTGTGCCTGTGATCCGGCTCAAGAAGGAACACTATATGCACAAGTCCTTCGGTCGCATCTACACCCCGCTGTTCGAGGTGGAGGCGTGGATCGGCATGGAAGGCGAGGCGAAGCCAGCAGAAGTTGAGGCTCCTGCCCGTCGTCGTCGGGCAATCACGGAATAAATGCCGTGATCCTTTGGGTTGATTTTGAAACCCGTAGCGCCTGCGACCTAAAAACCGCAGGCGTTTACAACTACGCTCAGGACGCCAGCACAGAGGTTTTGTGTATGTCGTTCGCTTTCGACGATGAACCTGTCGTCACTTGGACTCCAGACCAGCCGTTTCCCGTAGATGTCGCCCAGTTCACCGGCGAGATCCGCGCGCATAACGCAGCGTTCGAGCGCCTGATCTTCTGGTACGTCCTACAGATCGAGTTCAAGCTGGAGCAGTTCTACTGCACCGCCACGCAAGCCCGCGCCAACTGTGCGCCTGGCTCGCTTGAGGACGTGGGCCGGTTCTTCGGCGCGTCGATGCGCAAGGATCACCGGGGCGGGCATCTGGTGCGCCAGTGCTGCATCCCTCCCTACAACACCGCCTTGCTGCCAGAACTTTACCGTTACTGCGAGCAGGACGTGCGGGCGATGCGCGCCATTAGCACCGGCCTGCGCCAGTTGTCTACAGAGGAGATAACAGACTACCACGTCAACGAGCGCATCAATGATCGCGGTGTGCTGGTCGACGTGGCGTTGGCCCGTGGCGCTGTCAAGTACGCGGCGCAGGAAGTCAAGGACATCCAAGAGATCGTCGTCGAGGTGACGCAGGGCGCTGTGCCGACCGTGCGCTCGCCGAAGATGCGCGACTGGGTGTACGACCGGCTCGACGAAGAAGGCCAGAAGCTGATGATGGTCGATGGCAAGAAGTCCATCGACAAGACCGTGCGCGCCAACCTGTTGACGACCGACCTTGACTCTGACGTGCGCGAGGTGATCCAGTCCGCCGACGACCTCTGGGCGTCGTCGGTCGCCAAGTTCCAGCGCATGGCCGACTTGGCGGACGTTGAGGATCAGCGCGTCCGAGGCGCGTTCGTCTTTGCCGGTGGATCGGCCACCGGCAGGGCGTCGTCCTACGGTCTGCAAGTCCACAACTTCGGGCGCAAGTGCCACAAAGACCCCGAGGCCGTCCGCGCCGCCATCGTCGAGGGCCGGTCTGTCGTGCCTGAGTTCGGCGTTCGCACTACTGACGTGCTCAAGACCATGCTCCGGCCCTCCATGCGAGGGCCTTTTACTGTCGCGGACTGGTCGGCCATCGAGGCGCGGCTGACGCCGTGGCTGTCCACCGAGGGCGACGAAGTGCTGGACGTATTCCGCGCTGGCGGTGACATCTACGTCAACGAAGCCCAGAAGATGTTCAACGTGCGCGAGGTAACCCCTGAGCAGCGCCAGATCGGCAAGGTCGCCATCCTCGCCTGCGGTTTCGGCGGCGGACATAACGCCTTTGCTGCGATGGGCCGTGCGTACAGCATCCAGATGCCCGAGGCCGAGGCACGCCGCACGGTCGAGGCGTGGCGCAGGGCGAACGGCTGGGCCGTGCGCTACTGGTCGAACCTTGAGTGGGCCTACAACGCCGCCATGCGAAACCCCGGCGAGCACATCAAGACAGCGCGGGTGACGTACTGTTTCAATGGTCAGCACCTATGGTACGCGCTGCCTTCGGGGCGTATCCTCTGCTACCCGTTCGCCCGCATCGAGGAGGACGGCATCACCTACGCGAAGGCCGCATGGAAGCCAGCCCAAGATGCCAAGGAGTGGCCCCGCGCTCGACTCTGGAAGGGTCTGGCCTGCGAGAACATCACCCAGGCGGTCGCCAACGACCTGTTGCGCCATGCGCTGCGTCAGGTGCCGAACGTCGTCCTGCACGTCCACGATGAAATCGTCGTCGAGGGCGCTTGCCCTGATCTCGAACGAATTATGTGTACCCCGCCCGCGTGGGCGGCGGATTTGCCTCTTAAGGCTGAAGTCAAAACAATGGAGCGTTACGGCAAATGATTGATTACCTGTGTTCCCTAGCTGCTGAAGGCGAAACCTTCCTGATCGTCAAGCAAAAGCCCAAGGGGGAGGGTTTTACCTACCCCGCGTTCCTGCCGCATAAGTACTCCGCTGGCGGCGCTTGGTACGGCAACACCGGCTCTTACATCGTTGACCGCTTCCGCGACGGCCATGTGTCGGCCAGCAGCGCGAACATCGAGCACGTGCTGGTCATGGTGCTGGACGACATTGGCACCAAGAGCAAGACCCCGCCCCTGCCCCCGACATGGATCATGGAAACGTCGCCAGGTAACTTTCAGTGGGGCTACACGTTCAGCGACCAGCCGACTAAGCACCAGTTCGCCGCCGCCATCATCGCCATCGCCGCCGCTGGCTACACCGACCCCGGCGCCATCAACCCCGTTCGCAACTTCCGCATCCCCGGGTCAGTCAACCACAAGAACGGTTTCGCCTCCCGGCTGGTCGAGATGCACAAGGAGCGTGAGTACACGCTGGCCGAGATCTGCGCCGCCCTCGAGGTAACGCCCGCCGAGGCCAACAGCGGCAGCGTGGTGGGGGTGGCTGTGGACGCCGCCCCCGATGATGTGGTCGAGTGGCTGTCAGGGCGCGGTGAGGTGCTGGAGCATGGCAACAGCAGCGGATGGTGGGGCATCAAGTGCCCCAACAGCGCCGAACACAGCGACGGCCAGATCGGCGCCCGTTATCTTCCCGCCTCGCGCGCTTTTGCCTGCTTTCACGGGCATTGCCAGGATTGGGGGTCAGAATCGTTTCTTGCCTGGGTCGCCGCTGAAGGCGGCCCTAAGCACGCGCATGGATTCCGGTCTGAGTTGATGGCGCAGGCGATGCGAACCGTTTCGGACAAACTGAACCCCTCGCCAGAGTTCCCCGACCGCGCCGCCGAGATCGTCGCATCGGTCGAACAGCGCGAATTGGGCCGGATGGAAAAGGCCGATTGGTGGGCGAAATGGGCCTACGTTCAGGACGACGAATCGTTTTTCAGTCTTGATGACCGGCGCCTGATTTCTCGCGCGACCTTCAACGCCATCTACCGGCACGTTCCCTGCACCTCGATTCATGGTGCGAAGCCCCGCCGCATTGAGGCGTCGATTTGCTTCGATGAGAACCGCCAGGCTAACGGCGCGCACAGCCTAACGGGCATCACCTACGCTGCCGGATCGTCCATGTTGGTCACCCGTGAGGGGCTGGTCTACGGCAACCGCTGGCGCAACCAGCGCCCCACGCCTCTCGCGGGCGATCCTGGCCCGTGGCTGCGCCATGTCGAGCGGATGATTCCAGACGCCGCCGAACGCGCGCATTTCTTGAGCGTGTTGGCCCATAAGGTACAGTTCCCCGCCATCAAAATCAACCATGCGATTCTGCTAGGTGGCAACCACGGCAGCGGCAAGGATACCCTGATGGCCCCGTTCTTCTGGGCCATTGGCGGCGACACTAAGTCGAACTGTTCGCTAGTCAAGAATGACGAACTAACCTCCCAATGGGGGTACGCGCTTGAGTGTGAAGTAATGGAGATAGCCGAGCTTCGCCAGTCCCAGGCGCAAGACCGCCGCGCGATTGAAAACACCCTTAAACCCCTGATCGCTGCGCCCCCTGAGTTGCTGCCCGTGAATCGAAAAGGGCTACACCCTTACCTTGCTTTGAATCGAATTCTGGTTGTCGCCTTCACGAACGAACGCGGCGCGATCAGCCTGCCCTCTGAAGATAGGCGTTGGTTCGTGCTGTGGTGCGATGCGGACAAACTGTTCGAGGCCGATGCCTCCGCGCTGTGGACATGGTACACGCGCCAAAACGGGTTCGCCCATGTGGCGCATTACCTCGCCGCCTATGATGTGAGCGCCTGGTGTCCCACAGCCCCGCCCCCCATGACAGAAGCGAAAGCGATCCTGGTTGACGCCGCCATGAGTCCCGCCGAGGCCGCGCTTGTTGCCGCCATTAAGGGCCGCGTGCGGGATTTCGCGCCAGGCGTCATTGGGTCGCCATTCCATTCGATTCTGGATCGCGTACAGTTCCCCGCGCACGTTAAGACGCCACCGCAGGCGGCGCTGTTTCACGCGCTCAAGGAAGCCGGATGGGTTGACATGGGTCGCCTACACTCGCGCGAATTCAACAGCAAGAAGCACGTTTTCTGCGCGCCAGAAATGATTGACACGCCTAAGTCCGACCTGCGCGCGATGGTCGAAAAAAAGCCCGCTGTCGCGGGCTAGGCTAGAAGTTCGACGACGCGCCGCGCGCCCGATATGACCGCACGGGGCGTGTCGTCGGTGTTTCCCTCCGCGTAGAATTTGGCGTCTCCTAGCAAGCATGCGACCTGCGCGGGGTTTGCTTCGATGACGGCGCCGCGCGCGCTAAGGCTAATTTCTTCGGGCAGTTCGTCTGGGTGATCGCACGGGCAGCGGTCCGAAAAATCTTCCCAGTAAGTACGTGGAATTTTGTACCGCATAACGTCGCTCCTTTTTGTTGGTGACAGTTTATTGTAAGGCATTATTTTACAACTGTCATCAGGGAAAACCCTAACCAGCACTAGGTGTTTACCCTAAGTTTGGACGAAAAAAAGCCCCGCCTAGGCGGGGCATCAAAGGTCAAGGATCAGGACGATTATAGCGGCGATCACCGCCGCGAGTACTAAAGACATCGATACCCCTTTCGCAGGTGCGCGATGGCGGCGGCGTCTTGCTGCTTGGTCAGGTGCAGCGCCTCGCGCCCGTCCCATGCCTTAACGCGTGACGCCGCCGTGAGCCACCAGCCGCCGCTAGTGCGGGTGAGCGTCGCGCCAGTCAGCGCGCGCGAGTACTTGTACGCGTTCGGCACGCTGCCGCCGCTCACACAATGCACCACAGCGCCCGCGCGCTGCGCGAGGGTCAGCCCCAGCGCGTCCATTTGCGCCTCTGCGCGTTCGGCGACCGCCATCAGCGCGTGCGGCGTGTAGGTGTGTTCGGACGCTTGGCCGTTGACCGCCGCCAGCGCGGCAACGCACTTTTCAAGTTTGATTTTCATGTGAGCGCCTCTTCAACGACGGGTTGCGTCGGGTCATATTGTGTCGTTGGCCGATCATTGAGCGGCGCGAACCGCGCAACGCAAGACGGCATGATCTTCCCGTTCAGCATTTCGTACTGGCGCACGTACTCACCCGTTGATTCTGCGCGCGTCGGGTACTGGCGCGCCATCTTAAGCTGCTCGCGCTCGGGCTTGAACTTGCGCCCCTTGCCCTTTGCTTTGATGCTGGCGCAGAGCGCGCGCACGTTTTCTGCGCTCTTGGGGCGCAGAGTGAATTCTGTTCCGTCAATTTGTAGTGTGATCATGGTTTCATTTCCCAAAAGTAAATAATGAGCGGTGCCGCAAGAATCGCCGCGCCGATAGTGGCCAACGCTAGGTCGGCCAAAAAATTACGCATCGCGCAGCCCCTCGCGGTAATTTTGAATGTCACGCAGCAACGCCGCGCGGGTTTTGGCGCGCAGAATATCCCCGCGCCCCTGTTCGCAGAATTTCCAAGTGACGCCCCCACCCCCTTCTTCCAGATAGTAGGCGCGCGAAAATTCGCGCTGCATGGCGATAATGGTTTCGGTCAATAAGTGGTTCATGGTCGCGCCTTTTTGATTGCATCAGCGCGCGAAGATGCGCGCAGGTAAACGGTCGTTCGGTCGTCGTCCCACACGGCCCACACATTAGAGGGCGTGCCCCAATAAGCCCCGCCACGGTCGTACCCATCGCCGCCGCCCTGCCGCCTCGCGTGCAAACGCCCGTGCAGCGGGTCAGTGTCTGACCTGCGGCCCATCGGGGAACCATAGGCGCCGCCCATTAGCGGGAATGGGTCATATTGCTTCATTCTTCGCCCCCGTAGGCTGATTCAATGGTGCGCCCGCTATCGGCGCAGATAAGCGGTGGCCCCTCCCAATGCACGAACACAGCCACCGCGCGCCAATCCCGTTCATCGCCTCGCCTGATGCGGCGATAGTTCGCCCGTGCCGCGCGCGCGTCGATGACCTCGCCGTCGGCCATCAGCAGCGCGAGAGGGTAACCGCCTGGCCAGGCAAAGCCGCCAGAGCGGATAAAATTTTGCCGTTCGATTTTCATGTGTTCTCCTTAAATCAAAACGTCGAAATAGGCGAGCGCCAGCGCGGCGAGCGCGGCCCCGATAAAAATGGCGAGCAGGCAGTCCTTCACACGTCGCCCCAGCAGGCGACGCGGTAGCGCCCGTGAACGCGCAGCAGCGTCGCGGTGTAGGTGTCGCCCGTGTTCAGATAGTCGCAATGGCTACCGTCGCGCAGCTCGAAAGACTCGACGCCACTCGACTCGCCGAGAGCGTCGAGACAATGCATGCGAACATCCGCAGTCGATGGCGCGTGATAACACTCGGCCACACGCGCCGCGCCCGCAGGGAGCGCCTCAAGTTGAGCGCGGCTCATTTCAAGGATGGCGCGCGCCTCGCGCGCCTTATCGCCGAACACTTGGTGAAGGGTTTTGATCGATGGAAGGTTCATTCTTCATTCTCCCCATACATTTCGAGCAACTCCGCGCGCAGCGCGTCAGGGTTGCTCCCGTACAGCCATTCGGTGCAGTCAAGGTATCCCGACATTGACAAACGCGCCGCGTGGGCATCAGCCAAGCGCCCAAATGTTTCGGCATCAGCGCGCCCGCGCGGGCACTCGCCGCACCGCAGCACGCCCGCCTCCATCGCATCGCGCCGTTCATTGTGGTCAAAATCTGCCCACTCATGCGTGTACAGCGTGGCGCCGCACCGCTCACATTCGCACGAATAAAGCGCGCCTTTTTGTGTAATTTCTGGTTTCATGTGTTGCTCCTTTTCAATACACGCACACACCGCGCGAATAGTACGATTCGGCGTTTTTCCCTTCGGGTACATCGCCAGGCCGCAGCAGATAGAGCGCCGCGCCTCGCGGGTCTGTTTGAAGATAGTACGGGTGGCGCGCGATGGCGGCGAGGCGCCGCAGCGCGCCGCGCTCCTGATCGGCCACCGGATAGCGGCGCCGCGCGCCCGTTCGGTCACAGTAGGTGACCAGGTACGGGCGCCCCGTCTTTTCGTCGCGCTCAATGGCGCCCGCGTCGGTGCCACACTCCCGCTCATACCATCGCCGCAGGCGGCGCGATATGGCGGCGAGTGATTCGGCCTCATCATACGAATAGCCCATGCGGGCGAGTGTGTCGATTTGCTGCCCCCACCGCTGCAATTCTTGCTTGTTCATGCTGTGACCTCCTGGTCTGCTGCTGGTTTGATGGTGCGGCGCGTGTGCATCCCCTGCGCTGCCTTGTTGCTGGTTTTAATGAAGACCTCGCCGCCCGGGATAAACAGCGCGCCAATGGTGATGTCGCAAAATTTCATTTTGTGCCTTTGATGATTAGAAGAATCAGACAGACGCCCGCGAGCGCCACAGCCACCAGGAACGGCCCCCACTCAAACCCGTTCATGCTTCGCCCGCCAGAAAACGCCCCGCGTTTATCGCGGCATCGGCCTGGCGCGTGGTCAACCCCAACTCAATTCCGATGGTTGACGCGCCACCGACGCGGCGCGTGTATCGGTCATACGCGGTGGCGCAGACCTCAACACCATAGGCGCGCACCGCGCGCCGGATTTTTGGCGGGAGATGCGACAGCGTGGCGGCGCTCATGCCTCGCTCCCGTGAATGAGCGCGCCGTTGCGCCATTGAAAATGCGCCATCATGCTCGGCTCGAATTCGTCGCCGCTGCCGTTGATGATCGCCATGATTTCGCGCTGAGTGCGCGCGCTGCTGCTGCGGTGTATCACGGCGAGGCACCGCAGGTAAGCGGTAAAACCCTGCGCGTAGGCGCGGTCGATTTGCTTTTGGTTTTGCTTGGTCATGTTTCGCTCCTTTTTGTGTGTCATCGGCCATCCGATGTAGAGAATGTAAAGGATTTCTTTTCTGTGTGCATTAGGACAAACCCTAATGCTGGCGTGTGTCGCTGTGTGTCGCTGTGTGTCGCGCTGTGGGCCGATGGTTTGATGCTGTTTCTATAGGGGGTGTGTCATGTGTGCCATATTGATTTGATTTCAATGGGGGGAATTGTAGATTTGTAGGTGTGTAGGTGTTGGCAACACGGCGCGAATTGGTGGGCGCTTTTGGGTGACACACGCGACCCACAATGACCCACGCGGCCCATTGCACCGCGCACACATCAGGCAGCAGAACAAATGACCGGGATGTGTGGGCATGACACACATGACACACGCCAGACAGCAGCAAGGCGGGCGCGCGGCGCGCGTGGGTCACGGCACACATGACACACGCCGCACGCCTGGCGGCGCCTTGCTGGCGGCGCGTCGCCACGCCGAAGGGGGGGGGTAGGGCCGACGCAAAGGGCCAGCGGCTACGGAGCGTCCGCAAACAAAATTTTTTTTGGTATAGTTCTGCTATGTTTCAATCACTTCCTTACGAACCCCGGCGCATCCAGGCTACTGAGGCGCGTCTTGAGCGGATATACGCCGCAGCCAAGCGTGGTCTGAAGGGCGAGTCGCTGGCGCTATCTGCTGGACTGCTGCCGCAAGAGTTCAATCAGATCGCCCAGCTAGACCCGCTGGTCAACCTCGCCGCGCAAAAAGGCCGCGCCGACGCCGAGCAGGAACTGTCGGATGTGCTTCACACGGCGGCGCTGTCAGGCGACGCTAAGATGGCGCTGGAGATCTTGAAGCACCAGCACGGGTGGGTCGCCAAGCAACAGATCGAAGTCGATCAGCGAATCAGCATCACGGCTGCGCTGGCTATGGCACAACAAAGGGTAACGGATGCAAACGACGATCTATTCAGCGGCGGACGAACAAGCACTCATGGCGAGGTTGTGGACGCCCGCGTTATCGAATGATCCGTTAGCGTTCGTACTTTTTGCCTACCCGTGGGGTCAGGCAGGCACACCGCTAGAACACTTCACAGGGCCGCGCAAGTGGCAGCGGGAGGTGCTGACCGCGCTGAAGGAGCACATCAAGCAGAACAACGGCAAGGTGGACTTCGACACCCTGCGGCTGGCGGTGGCGTCAGGGCGGGGTATTGGGAAGTCAGCCCTAGTCAGTTGGCTGACTATATGGATGCTGTCCACGCGGATCGGCTCGACGACGATCATTTCGGCCAACTCAGAGTCTCAACTCCGATCAGTCACCTGGGCCGAGATAACTAAGTGGCTGGCGATGTCGATCAACAGCCACTGGTTCGAGGTGAGCGCCACCAGACTGATGCCAGCCAAGTGG